GGGAGCAAATGTCATCTGCTGGTACTAATGGTACTAATGGAACAGATTTAACAACAACATTAACTACTCAAGGCGATATTGTTTATAGAGATGCGTCTGGTCTTGCTAGACTTGGTGCTGGAACTGCTGGACAGGCATTAATCACAAATGGTACTGGTGCAAATCCTTCTTGGGGAGATGCTGGTGGTGGAAAAATAAATCAAGTTTTAAGAGTAGAATATGGTAGTAGTCAATCATTTTCTACAAGTGCTGGAACTTATAATGATACTGGAGTTACATTAAACATAACACCAACTGCAACAAGTTCTAAAATTGCAGGTTGGGTATATTATAACTGTGGAAATAATGCAGATGTTTATATGTTTTTAAGAGTATCAAGAACTGCACCAACAACTGCTGTTGTTTCTAACAGAGTTGGACACACACCTCAATCTGGTTGTGTAATTATTGATGCGGGTTCTATGAATTTTCTTGATAGTCCAAACACCACTTCACAATGTACTTATACTTTACAACTGGACACAGGTAGTGGAACAGCAAAATTAAACGATAGAGGAGATGGTTCAGCTGGAGTTGGAACTTCTGGAATGATTTTAATGGAGGTATTAGCATAATGATAGATAGAGCAATTAAAAAAATAAATCCTAATGCACATTTTAAATATGAAAATGATGACATTAATACTATTGAATGGCTTGAAGGAACAACACCAATTCCTGTTGCAGATATTCAAGCTCAATTACCAATAGTTGAGCAAGAAATTGCAAATGAAGCACAAGCTAAAATAGATGCTAAAGTTTCTGGCAATCAAAAGCTATTAGACTTGGGATTAACACAAGCTGAAGCAACTGCATTAACTGGTTATACACCACCAGTAGAGGAATAATCACATGACAAAAGCTAGAGATATATCTAGTCTTATTGGTTCTAGTGGTCAGATAGATAATACTAAAATCACACTAGATGCTAATGAGATACCTAACCTTGATGCAAATAAAATAGCAACAGGTTCTTTAGGTGCAGATAGAATACCAAACCTATCAGCAGATAAAATAACTTCTGGTACTTTTGCTGATGCTAGAATAAGTCAATCAAGTGTATCTCAACATGCAACATCATTTGACGATAACAAAATTGTTAATGATATTTCTACACTTGCTTTAAGACAAGCTAGTGATGCAAACAGAGGTGCTTACAATACTAACTCACAATCAGTTGATGTATTCCAAGATGATACAGGTATTGATACGACTACTAATGCTATAAGAAATGCTAGTGAGTATGTGTCAAGTGTATCTTCAGTTATTACTGATACATCAGTTACAATAGACCATAACAACTACAGTACATATTTTAATACAAATACAGTTCACAACACTCACAATGATACAGATTTTAATAGGTATGATACAGGTAGAGTTTCAACAACTGATAGTTGGGAAAATCTTTTCTTTAATGGTGGAGATAGCACTTTTTTTAGACACGATAATAGTCCAAGAAGACAATACCAAGCAACTTGGTTTGATTTTGGTTCTGGTAATTCTTTTCAAGCAACAAATGTTAGTTATTATTTTTCAAGTGGACAAGGTGGTTTAATTGGTAATTTCTTTGAAGGTTATAACACTTTACCAACTTCTACAACTGCTCAACCAAGTGATGCTGAAAGATATATAAATAGAACAGGAAATCCTGCTGTAACAAATGGTTCAAATATATCATCTGGTAGTATGACAGGAAATAATTTTAATAGATATTTTTCTTATCTAGCTCAATTTGGTGCCAATCAAGATAATTACACTAATATTAATGATATTACTTTAACAGGTACTTTTAGGTCAAGTGTATTACAATTACAATCAACAGGAAACTTTACAGGTACAACAATAACTGCACCATCAAGTGTATCTGAAATGGGTGCTATTATTACCTACCAAGACCAAGCAGGTACTAACGCATTAAACACAGATATAGTTTTACAGTTATCAGCAGATGGTGGTTCTAACTATTCAACTGCTACACTTACTGCTTTACCAGATTTTTCTACAGGTATTAAAATGGCTAAAGTAAATGATTTAGCTGTGACAGCAGGAACACAATTAAAATATAAAATCTCTTTTGCTAATCAAGCATCTGGTTCTAAAGAAGCTAGAATTAGAGGTGTAGCTTTACAATACTAAACTAATTTCTTAATCCATTTACCATCATTATTTAAAACCATTGGAAGTAATCTTGGAATACCATCAAGGATAACTCCACATCCAATTATAAATCTAGTTTTAAAATTTTTGGCGTACTGAAAAGCAAGTGACTTTTGGTCTATCATACATCCTACATTCATACCAAAGAATATATTATCTGGATTGGCCCAATAGCTTATAATAAACTTTGTATGATAGTGGCCTTGTACAGCAGACATACCCATAGTCTGTGATACTTTTAATATATCAGCAGATCTACCGTGTGTGAAAAAACATCTTTGTCCATTAGACATTGTAATAGTTAGATCATCAATCCATTCCCATTTTTTTGTACCAAGAAAATCACCGTAGTCTTTAAGAAACTCTTTAGACATTCCATACTTTAATGCACGTCTATATACTAAACTACTATGATTGCTTTCTACTTCAATCATTTTAGGGAATATACTTTCTAATTCTTTAACGTATTTTCTAGCTACTTTTAATTCATGACCAGCAGAGTATAAGTCTGGATCGTGAGAATGCATAGATATAGCGTGGAAATCAAGTAGATCGCCGATATTAACCACCAAGTCTGGCTTATATTCTTTCTTAATCTCACGTAGAAATTCAAAAGCGTCTTTATGATGGTACGGTATATGTAAGTCACTAATAACTAATATTTTTTTGTGGGTCATATATTACAGCAGGTGAGCCGTCTATGTACTCCTCTAGGTTTTTTATTTTTTCTTTGGGATCTACAAATGTTACTTTCCCATTTTCAATATGCACATCCTTGACAATATTATTTACTTCATCAACAATTATATCTTCAAGTATAAGCACATACAATTTATACAGGAATTTTTATTCTTTGCAAGACCTCATTACTTCTGCAAGTTTCTTTGCTCGGAGTGGAGTTTGATTAGCCCAACGACTATCCATCATTTGAAATGATGCTTCACCATAATCTTTTTTCTTTAATGCTTCCCACATCTTTTTAAACTTGGATACACCACCAATACCTAGTTGGAACACCATCTCAATTATGACACATTTAGCTTGGTCATGTATATCAGTTATATTATTATCATGTAGTATCAATATATCTGCATTGTTTTTAGCTGTTTGAAAGTCTGCCTCAAACTGTGCATCTAGTTCTTTTCTTGGATATTTAATGTCTGGTTTGTAATGATCTTCTGGAGTAACTAAATGGCCATATCCGATTGTGGCAAAACCAAGACTATCTTTATATACTGTATCTCTAAACCCTTCGTGTTCTTTTATACGGTTTTTAAGTTCTTCGTACATTATGCTTTGTTCTTATTAGCAAATGCTCTAGCTTCTTCTTTGCTGTTAAAACCCCATTTTTTAAGGGCTAGTTTTAATCTGGTAGGTTTACCCTTATTATCAGTTAAAGGGCCATCCATGCCGCCAAAACGGGCCGCAAACGATATCCTACGGCCATTCTTACCAGACGATAAAGGTGGTTTTAAATTAGATCCTTCAGTACGATTAAAGTAATCTCTACCTTTTTGGTTAAGACCACCGCTAGGGTTCTTGTGTTCTTTACTATAACCCATTATGCCATACCAAATTTAGGAAACCCTGCTTTTGCTTTAGCGTATTGTTTAGGGTCAACTGTAGATTTAGATTTAGGGTTAGATGTACCTTTTTTCTTGGCTCTATTCATGTAGTAATATAAACCTTTTTTAGCTACCTTACCCGACTTTGTTTTGTGATAACCATCTTTCATATTATTTCCTTTTGATTAGATCTGTTGCTTTAAGACCATAGACACTTGCTATGACACCCACGAATATAGTCTGATACCAAAATGGAAGATCAGAAAAGTATTCAAAAAATAATTTCATCTTTTCCATGTGTGCAGGATCATCAGACCATACTGCAAATCCCAACATTACTATGGGCAAACACAAAATTATTAAAATTAGTTCGTCTTTCCAATCAGATTTTTGATTTTCAAGAACAGTACCTTTATACTCAATTTCACCTTTAGCCATACGTATTGCAGTTTGTAGTTTTGCATCCGAGATAGCTTCTTTCGTTCTTTGATTGTTAGCATATACTTTTGCCCCCGTTTTGATTGCCATTCCAAGTAAATTTATCCATGCCATATTATCCCCAGAATTTTAAATTCTTTATTATTGTAAATATTATACCAACTAATGCACCAACAACAAACACAGCTTTGATACCACCTGTACCCATAGCCATTTGTTTTTTTAACACTTCAATATCTTTGGAATTTTTATTTACGATTTCTTTAATTTCATCTAGTTTGT